GCCAGCGCACAGATCCCCTCTAACGATTGTCGTAGTTGGAGGTCCTACCCCACGACACACGATGCATTCACACGATATTGCACGCTTTCTTTTGAGGTGGTACTGGCGCATCACAGGCGTCGTTCTGGTGTGTGTTGGGCTTTACAGCCTACCCCAGACGCGCTACGTGGTAGATGTAGTGGTGGCGACGGCGTCCACCATGTACACTGCCACGGCGCCAGTGTCCACGTACCTGCTTTATGGTTGGTTAGTCTCCTTGTTCTTTCTCCCTTGGATTTGGATGTTCGCCAAAGACGAGGTGGCAGAGAGGCTGGTTGACGAAGTTACCACATCCTACGAGGATCATATCTACCGTGACGGCCGGCACAATATGTTCACGTCCCAAGTGACCATGAACATTGCCGCTGCCATCCGCCTTAGGTACAACTTCGCACCAGAGGATGACAACCGTGCCAACCAACTGGCCGCCCGGCGTGAGGGCTTGGCCTACCTACTAAGGGTACGACGTGAAGGCGAAATCTATGCTGACTTACGCGATAGTCATGCAGCAGAAGCGCTTGATTGCGCAGTATGCATCGTTTTCCTCCCAACCGACGCTCAGCGGTTGGGAGCTAGACTTCGGCGAGCGGTTCGAACACAGCAACGCCGCGCTGAGGTAACAGGGGAGTCTCTGGGTTTTCACGCTCTCCTACATTCACGGACGCATTCCCGGCCAAGTCGTCAAGCGCACTAACCACTGCAGTGGAGAGTGCGATTGCCGATGCAGCTGGGATTACGTTCTCGCATCGCGAGTGTAGGAGGGACCGAGAGAGACGACGGAGGGTAACTCAGTTCTTGGGTACTGTAGTGGCAGATGTCTACAGTATGCATAAGGCTGATTTGCCTACCCTGGAGAGGGGGCTCTTCTCCAGAGTGTTTGTAAGTAAGTATGGCCGGAGCGATGGGGGGTTGGCCCCTCCCATCGTTCCGGGCATGGCGCGAGTGCAGGAATTGTTCGCGCCGTTCAAGAAAGCGCTACGTAAGGTGAGCTTTGGTCTCACCCCGATGAGTCACGTTGAATACGTGGAAAGCCGGGGTCGGAAGAAGCGCATCTACGAAGCTGCATACGAACGGTATGTACGAAACGGCATCACGCCATGGGACTGGCAGTTAGACACCTTCGTTAAGGCGGAGAAGTTGAACATCACTAAGAAACCTGACCCAGACCCACGCGTCATTCAACCAAGGAGTGCTGCTTACAACATAGTCGTAGGAAGTTACATACACCCGCTTGAACGGGTTTTGTACAAACATATAACGAGGCTGTTCGGGTCCCCTACCATTATGAAGGGGATGAACGCCGACCAGATGGGGCGTGTAGTCCACAGGAAATGGACGCGATTTAGCGATCCGGTTGCTGTTGGATTTGACGTAAACCGCATGGACCAACACGTCAGCATACCCCTACTGAAAGCCGAACATAGTTGTTATAATATGTATATACACGATCGAGAGGTGAGGTATCTGTTGCGTAAGCAACTGAAGAACAAGGGGCGAGCTCGGCTATGGGACGGCACGCTAAAGTACAATGTTGATGGTCGTCGCGCTAGCGGAGACGTCAACACCGGCATTGGAAATTGCATTATCATGTGCGCCCTGGTGTACAACACCAAGCAAACCATAGACCTTGAGCTCTTGAACAACGGGGACGACTGTGTGGTGATAATCGAACGCCGAGATCTGCGGCAGTTCCTGCACATTATGAACACAGTTCTGACTGCAGCCCGTCTGCCAACCACGTTCGAAGAACCAGTTGACGAGTTGGAAAAGCTCGTCTTCTGCCAGATGAGTCCGGTCTTTGACGGGACGAACTGGGTGATGGTAAGAGACCCCCGCACGTGTCTTGACAAGGATGCCTGCACCATAAAACCCGTGACCTCGGCACGTACATGGAACACACTGCGAAACAGCGTTGGCCTCTCCGGCCTCGCTGCATACGGCAATATGCCCGTCCTAGCAGCTTTCTATGAGTGTTTGCGTAGGGGCGCTGGAGAGCGAGTAGACAAAGACTCGGTGATCGATGGACTGAAGCGCATGAGCGCCGGCATGAAGAAGCAAGGCCTCGGGATCACACCCGAGTGTCGTGC